GTTTAGAAACAATACACGAAGATATGTAAATGATACGCGAATATGTCGACTTTGTATACAAGATACTTGGCCCCGGTTATAGTGAGCGTGTATATCACAACGCAATGGAAGTCGTTTTACGCAAACACGGAATACCCTACGAAACGGAAAGAATAGTTCCTATAGTATTTGAAGGGCATACTATAGGAAACCTTCGCGCCGATATAATTTTAAATAAAAAAACTGTACTCGAACTCAAATCAGTTAAAACTATGAATGATGGTATGGTCACACAAGCACAAAATTACCTCAAACTTACCGGTCTACCGGAAGCGTACCTGATCAATTTTCCACCTACATTAAATACCGAATTGGAGGTTAGGTATGTTACTCTACATCATTAATATTAATATCAACTGCTTTACATTTAGCCTCGACAGGATCTTCTAATTCGGCTCCATATTTACCATCAAATGCATTTTTAATATAATCCTTAAGTGACACAAACCCACCTTTAGAAACATCCCAATAAAGTATAGGTTCGTCTGACTTATCAGAAGATAAGTCCTTAAATTCGTTACAAAAATCCGGTATGTTTTCATCACCTTCTGATGCTGTTTGAATACTTTTAAATAATGAAATCTTCGAATCTATTATAGATTTATCACATATTTTTCCTGGTTTACCACCTTTTCCTAATATATGAATGGAATTAATCACGTGATTTTCCTGTTCTGAAAATATATCAGAACCATTTTCTATATTAATTTTTCCCTTTTCAATTTCTTTCATATAATTATACAATTTCTCACAGTCTACTGGTTTAGCATTACCAGTTATAACGTTCTGTGACAACTTTTTCAAATTTTTTACTGCGTAACTAGATGTCCCTGGTATAAATCCACCAAAAAATGCACCGGCACCCGCTGAACTCGAACAACATGCTAATAAAACAAGTAGTGCTGCTGACATTTATAGTAACTAATTATTTTTTTTCATGATCTATCTGATTCATCATGTACATAACAGGTATCATCTGGTAAATCTTTTTCCAATCACTTTTGGACTCTTCATAATACTTTTTAGGGTCTTTAAGCCCTTCATTTATAATTTCATTTATCTTTTCTGTGTAGAATTTGATTTCTTCTAAACAGAAATTGTAATATGGATCGTTATTCATTAAGTTGTATTAAAGACTTATCTTTTAAGCTTATCGTTAATGTTTTGAAAGATTTCAGGATTGTTTCGTTTTTTTATAGCAAAGTTTTTAAGTAAGTTACTCAAACTATTGAAATTTACTCCCTGACGCAGTGGATTTTTTCTCGCCTTTGATTTTGTTTTCGATTTTGGTTTTGGTTTTGGTGAATTTGATTTATTACACGATGACATTTTATTGTAATACTATATTTTAAATCGTTGGTATATATTCCCACCGAAGTTCCTTGCATATCTTTTTCCATATAACGTCTTGTTGGTATAATTTTTCTTTGGACTTGAGTAAAGGAAAATATTTAAGATATGAATCTTCACTCAAAAGTTCACAAAACTTATACAAAACATAGGAATAACTTAAAAAGTTTTTGCGTTCGGATGGACAATTATCGTCGAATGGTTTTTGGATATCTTTGAACATTATACGCAAACGTTCTTCGAGTTCTTGTGGCATGGAAGGTGGTTTTATTCCACTTAGAATATTTGTTATATAGGGAACGTGTTCATAATATTTGTTAAGTTTAAGTTTTTTAAGAAGTGTTCTAATGCGTGCATGTGTAATTTCATCGAGTGTTTTTATTTTGATTTTTTTTAATTCATTTCGTAACTGCTCTATAACATCGGGTGGTATAGTTGTAGTTTCTTGCGCTTGAAATTGTGATAACCATTCATTAAAATGATTTTCACGTTTATATGAATAGTTTACTATTTTTTCAGACGTTTCCTGTTCTTCACGGTACGTCAATTCTTCACTAATAAGTGTCGCTAAAATCATCCCACATCCGTCACACACGAGATCGCTTGTATCGCTAAAATGAAACACGTTACTTTCTGGACACGTAGGACACTCTTCCTTCTTCTTTTCTACAGGTCTATCTATATTATTTACTTTTTCTACATCTATTAAATAGTCGTTGAATATATCTTTCCTCTGTAATCCAGATGTTTCTTTACAATTAAAAATATTATCGGTCCGTACTTGTGTGTTCAAGTCATCCGTATATTGTTTCATATACGGCATACATTTAATTATATAATCAGACATTTCAGATTCATATATAGACTTATTTTCAGGATCATCGTCTATAGAATTTTTCCAAGACCGTATTTTATTATTATACCTACTTAAAAAATTACCCTCCATATAATAATTAATTAGAATGCTCGGTAATCTTTTAACCAACGTTATTATATGGATACACGGTATTTTAAAATCAATCAATTCCAGACCAGATTATAAAATTGCGGATACTTCCATGGAATATTTTTTGGATACTACTAAAACACCATCTAATCTTGATGATTTTTGGGAAGAGGAACATGATGAATGGGATGGAGAAACTGAAACATTCTATAAGGACTTGAATTTTGTTGAATATAAAAATACTTCGATCCCTGAAAATGTTACAAAAACAATTATTCGTATCAAATATTGGTACAATGATATATTATATAAGTATCTGACTAACAACATGGAACATACATGGCCACCCGAACGTAAATCTGGTGTTGTATTTAACATACCAATCGTATCTGCACAATTGCTCGATTCGGATGATAAACCGGTTAGAGACCTCCTAAATAAAATACGAAGGTATGCAGGTCCACGTGGTGATTTTCACGATCAAAAAGTTAAAATAAGTGATATGTTATATTATGATTTAGAAATGCTTGAATCTCAATACCCAAAAATAAAATTAAAAAATGCACTTGGTATGACTAAAATTGTAAATACGGTAGATGGTTTCGTTACAGAACTTCGGGTACCTTAGTCGCCAAATAAAACTTCAAATCGCCTAGATTTGCAACGTTATATTTTAAGATTAAGAATCTATTTTGCTCTTCTTGCATGATCTGTACAGTTGAACACATACTCGACGCTTTTGTAAATATGTTCATGTACCGAAGTGAATATTCACCTGATATTTTGGGACTCTCTTCTGTACATTCTATATCCGTTTCCTGATTTGCAAAATCACCCATACAGAAAAGCTTAAGATTATTACCTTCACGTGTTATTTCTATAGTGTTACCAATATTGTACATGTCACGGCATATTCTTTGAAAATCAGACGACGCCATTGGTGTTATTGTCGACATATTTACATCTGGAACTTCAATTTGGTTTTCGTTTATATCAAGTAATTTTAGTGCAAACTTGGTACATGTTTTCTTTGCTTCACTATGAATTTCTATATTCATAAACTCCTTCGAATCAATATTTATTACGAGTACATCGTTATTTGTTATAGATTTAAGAAGTTTAAACGTATTCGAAACATTTATACCTGCAATTATATTACTTTCACACGTATACTCTTCAAAATTATCAGCTGATAAAAACATATCTACGAGAGATGTCCTCGCTGTATCGAGTGTTACGATATACATACCATCTGGTTTAAAGTATATATTTACATCATTGAGTATATCTTTGAGTACTTCAAATGTTGATTTTATAGCAGATGCCTGGATAGTCGCTAATTTCATATCTAAGAGATATTCTCTTTATTTCTTTATATTCTTATTATACGCATCCGATACACTTTGGTTAATTTTTTCTTCTAATTCCTTGGTCATTGCTGGTTGTAAAGATATTCCGTAACTGTCTAAACTAAATATTTCATCTACACCTTCACCATCTAACGTAGTCATTGGACAGGCACCAAATCCACATGTTTCCCAATCTTGTGCTGGTAATATAGACTCGAGCCAATTTCTGATTTCATTACCAACAAGAAGTTTACCATTTTTCGTAAGCATCGTTGGTACACGTGTAATTTTATTTTTGTATTGTGGAGGTATACCCAATTTATTTATGTTATGATACTGAACAATCTGTTTGAGCTGTTGATTTTTATTAATATAGTCTATGATATCCAGACTATGATTACACTGTGGACTGTATATCAAGAGGGACATGTTAAAATATAGTTTAATTTTTTTTCTGATAAAAAACACAAAAAAATTTATTTTTAAAAATATTGAACATTCTCCTCGAGGGACTTTGTATAAAATAAAAAAAAGTTTTTTTACTTTTTTAAAAATTGATTATTATTTTATAGAGTAAATTATACCTTTTTTATATAGTAAAATTATTAACATTTTATCATTTTTAAAACACAAAAAAATTTATTTTTAAAAATATTGAACATTCTCCTCGAGGGACTTTGTATAAAATAAAAAAAAGTTTTTTTAAATAAAAAATAGTATTTAATATTAAATAATGAAATTTGTGTTAATATTTTTAATACTCTTTGTACTCTTAACTATGTCCAGGACGGAAATGTTTACTGAAATATTTGGATTTTCCGGTACCTCTAAACCAATTGACCATGTTTTTATAAACGACCCGGAAACGGATTTATCTGGATATACTGAATCAGGTGAAGAAATAGAAGTTTCGAATGATCTTATGCAAGAAATGGTTTTTGAAACTAATAAAGAAATTTCTAAAAAAACTGGTTTATGTACTTATATTATTGAAACGACATCTATCAAAAAATATAAGAATACGACTACTGGACAGGAAATATATAGGTGTATGTTTATGGCTGTTAAACACAGGGGGTTTGCGTTAGGATTCACCGTAACATCCGATATAAGAATAATAGATAATAAAGCTACGGTATTAAGTATCAGAACTCAACCAATAGATATTAGACTGCCATCCAAACCAGGTATTTACCAAAACGCGATAAATAGTAAAGAATTTGAAGATTATACCAAAGTTAGACAGAGTGAAATTGATATCATTAAAAACACTAAGATTATTGATAAAGTTATATCAGACCCACAAACTATGTACGGTAAAATTAACATTTAAAGTTCTCGACAGATAGTAATGATCAGTATTGATGAAATAACACGTATATCTGAAAAAAGAAACCGCCTAAAAAAGGAAACGTATGTTAAAATATATAATCAAATTTCGAAACGAATTCGACAGTCAGTTGATTTGGGGCATAAGTATCTCTTTTGTCAAGTACCTTCATTTGTTATGGGGTGCCCACACTTTGATAGACCTAAAGCAACGCAGTATATAAAAAGACAATTTGAAATAGGTGGTTTTACTGTTCAGCAGATTGGTGAATACGAACTCTGTATTTCATGGAAACCATTAAAAAAATCAAAAACGCATACCCAGAATGTAGAAGAGGATATGACAGATTTTCCAACTTTGATAAATCTTAAAAAGGCGGCAAATAAATACAGGGGGAGTAATGCGTGATAAAATGGTTTAAAAAAACAATCTTAATCACAAATATGAGCGATCCTTTAAATATTCTCGTTGAAGCTAAACGCGAATATGTTGGTCAATTGTGTTTGCTTATGTGTCCCGTTATGATTGAAACGTTTGAAGATTTATATGAAGAATCGTATAAACTTTCTAAAGGTCGAAAAGTTCTAGTGATGTACCAAAAGTTACTAAAAGAAGTTCCAAATTGGAGTGATGCCATGTCTAAGCAACATACCGATAATATAACAAACAGGTGTGCATGGTTTAATGATTTATTAGCCGCCGTTTTTGTAAGTTGTGTTAAAATTTTATCAGCGGTGAGACTGAATAAAGATAACAAAAAAATTTCTTTAAAACTTCCAACGAATGAAGTTTTTATTCAAACGTGTTATAATAATGTCGCTAAAGATTTATACAGAGACCCATATATCTACCACGAAACGCAAAACGAACATACACGAAACGATAAGTTATATGAAAGATTTTCAGCGTGTATCGAAACTTCTATAAAAGAGTTAATCCCAGTTCAACAAATTTTACAAACATACATGTCTCAAACACAGGAAGGACAAGACCTTGATGTAGGGGAAGCAGAAGTTGGGGATTCGGAAGACCCTGACGTAGTCGATGGTTACGAAGAAGAGCCATTTGAACAGGAACAACCTATTATGGAAGAGCCATCTACTATGGAAGAGCCATCTACTATGGAAGAGCCATCTACTATGGAAGAGCCATCTACTATGGAAGAACAACCATCTGTGGAAGAACCAGTACAATCTTCACCGTTTGAAAATGAATTTCGAACTATAGAGACCAAACCGGCTCCATCAATGCCACCGGGGTCACAACAGGATGAAGATGAAGGCGTTTTGTTTCCAGATGCATCTGAAACCCGTGCAAAAAAAGTTGGTTATTATTAAATGGAGTTTGAAGACTATTTAAGAGATCCAGCATGGGCCGGAATAATTGCCGGTTTAATAACTGCAGGTTATATACATTTTAAAGCGAAGATTAATAACGAAGGTAAGCTTCCAGTAAGTGCTTACGCTAAGCCAGCCGCACTTAATGCAATTTTAGTATTTTTTATCGTTACAAATGGTTTAGGTAAGAAAGAAACCATATCAACGGAACCATTTTAATTTTATAACTTAAAGATAATATACATAATTACAGTATAAAATGACTTCCGTGACCGCATTCAATGACATGATGGGCCAATTTCTTGTGGAATTACACAAGACATTTCCAGAAGAAAAAGGCTTGAAAAAATGTTTATCGGCTTTTGATTTAATGAAAGCCTCGAATCCGAGATTAGTTGTTGACGGATTTATGAAGGGTGTTACGCCATATGCCGATAAGATTTCGTCTAAAGACGAAACCTTTTTCATTAAAGAATCCAAGAATCTTGATTTTATGAATGGTGTGGATCTTGAAAAACACTGGGATTCCGCTTCCGAAAATACAAAAAATGCTATTTGGCAGTACATACAGACTCTGTATATGCTCGGTACAACGATTAGTTCTATCCCAGAAGACACACTTTCCATGATTGAAACAGTTGCAAAGCAGTGTGCCGATAAGATGGGCGAAGACGGGGGTGGACTTGATGAAGCTGCACTCATGAAAACTATGCAGGGCATGTTAGGTGGTATGATGAAAAAATAAACTCATTATATATAAATGACATCTTGGTTTGAAGATCCAAAACAATTGGTTCGTGTAGACAAAGTTCATGAATTCTGGCCTTCAAAAACGCAACCTTCGACAGAACGCGTGAATGCATCAGCACGTTTTATTATTTATGCAACATGTATAGTGTATCTTATACGACGTGACCCACGCATTTTCGTTTTAGGCGCAACCGCACTCGGAGTTCTTTATATAATGGAAAAGTCGGATATGGTTAAAGATAATATCATACGACCAACAGTTGCTTATAATAATATAGGTAAGGAATGCTTAATGCCAACTAAAGAAAATCCTATGGGTAATGTACTCGTGTCAGACTATGTAGACAGACCAGATAGACCCCAATCGTGTTACTATCCAACGGTAAGAGAACCAGTGAATAACTATCTCACAGGTGACATTAAATATGGTCCAGGACGTTCACGTTCGTTTACACCCGAACATCAAAGAAATGCATTATCTAGACAATTTACAAGCATGCCAGATACTTCTATAGGTAATACTCCTTATTACGAGTTTATACATGGTAAAAGAGGTAATACATGTCGACAAGACCCAAGATTGTGTGACCCGGATGCGAGAGGTGCACAACTCGAAGCATTTGCGGGTCTTGATCCAACAGGGGACAAGAGAGGTCTTTAATTTAATCCAAAATACATTAAACAAGTAGATACTCGATTTGCATAAACAAAATCTTTTGTAATAGTAAATGGCGTATCAACTCCAACCAGGTATGAAAATGGTTCAAGATCATGCGGTCCCAACTGTATGTGCGACCGAAGAAGTTTTTGTCTATCCCCAGCCCAGTACTCTTAACTACGGCTCGAGTCGCCCAAATACGATGTTATATGGTACAGCTCCATATATGGCTGGAAAGGGTGCACCAGCGCAATTTATAGAGACATCTGATAAACTCAGACCACAATCAACTTCACGATTTAATAAGATTTTAGCAAAAACATACGAAAGTCATTTTCACCCACTTCAAAATGTCGAATGTAAATTACCACTCCGATCTAAAACATATGACCCTATTAGTACTCGCGCAGAAACTCAAAATGGTTTGTTTCAGCAAAGATACCTCAATAAAAATCTTAATAAGAAATAAGAATGGCTGATCCCATCTCTATATTGGCTATAGCCGGTTTAGTTTATGCCGGAAGAAAATTAAGCCGACCAGATGAAATGTATACAGTAGAAGGTAAATCGATAGAAGAAGAACAGGAAGTTGTATCCGATTTTTCAGATAGGGATGTCGTTATTCAATCTGAATATTTAGGTCCATTGTCACCACTCATTGAACCATCGTATACGTCGAAAGAAGAAGTTGGGTCATTTGCTGAAATTGCTCCACAAAAACGCTCTGCCGGCGGAGAAGTGTTGAACATGCGAAACAGAATGTATGACGCAGGTAGAATGAATAATCTTTCACCAGTTGAAAAACAACTCGTTGGTCCAGGTTTGGGTGTTGGTGCAAATGTACCAGCATTTGGTGGTCATCAACAATTGTTCCGTGTCAATCCAGAAAATGTAGGTGCGTATAGATTAACAACATTACCAGGTAGGTCTGGTCCAGCGTATGATTTCAAAGGTGGTCGACGTGGTATCGTCGGTGAAGTTGCTCATAACAGACCAGAAAAAACAGCATTCTTACATGGTCGTCTTCCACCAGTACCAGGTAGAGCACAAGGTATGAGTGGTAGAGTATCAAGAGGTGAGCACGAACGCACAAAGAGAACAACGAATAGATCGGAAACTGGTTCTAGAACGGATACTTTGAATTATGCATCCGCGAAGCGAACTGTATCTGCACTCACACGTGCACAGGAACCAACCAGAAACAAAGCCGATGGTAATATTCAACAATATCAATATAGTAACCGACCAGCACCGGGTATAAATAGTTTTGTCGGTGGTTACTTAAATGCTCCAGCGACTAAGGTAGGTGAGAATAAAACGTACGGTACACCACACACAGTAGAAGAACTTACAAAACACGGTTTCCGTCCAGACGAACGCCGTGGTAAAGGAAATAGAGCTGCTGGTCCAGGGCGAATGAATGTTCGCGCTGATGCACTCAACCAAGGTGGTATGGTTACGAGTGTTCGTTCGGATACGTCTCGAATTGATGGTAGAGTAAACTCAGCAAATGGTGCGTGGACACAACAATACAGAATTAATGATTACCATAATTTTAATGCATATAAAGGTCACTATAATCCAAATGCATCCAATATGAGTTTGGATACAGCAAGACGACAACTTTCAAATAACCCATTGGTTCATAGTCTTTCTTAATCATTTTATTTTTTGAGACATACACTCATTAAAATATTGTTCATATATTTTAATGAAGGTACATACTTTAGATATAGACAGTGGTGAACGTGATCCCGTTTTGTACCCAAATCCAGGTGATTATGTAGTCCACTTAAAAAACCCTATTTATGACGTGACTAAAATATCGCTCATTTCTGCACGTATACATAATAGTCAGTACCTCATACACGATAGAAATAATCAATTTGATATAAATGGTACACCCGTTACTATACCTATAGGAAACTATAGTGGAACAGAATTAGCACAGGCGATTACAACGGCCTCTAGTGTTATTACGAGTTCTTCTTTCAATAAGGACACGAACGCTATAACGTTTACGGGTAGTTCACCTTTTACATTTGAGTTTTATGGGGGTACAAACGGGTATATTACGGGTACGAATGGGTACACAACGCCACATGATATTTTAGGTTTACCATCGAGTAATGTCTCGTCTACCACGTCTTCACCCTATACTTTAGAAACGGGAAGTATTAATTTACAGGGTGCAGATGCAATTATAGTTAAATTAAGTAGTGGTTCAGATGAATTTAACAAAACCGTGTTTTCGGAAACACCGTTTTATACCGGACGTATACTACTTTGCGGCGATGTGATTAACTATTCAGGTGTCGATGATACAGTCGAACACAATTTTGATTCTGGGTCACAAAAAACAATATCAAGTTTACGTGTTCAATTTTATTATAGTAGTAATAATCGTTTAATACCATACGATTTTAGAAACGCAAATCATATACTTAAACTTGCAGTAACGTGTTCTACTGATAAATTGGAGAATGTTGCTAAAGTGGAACGAGACTTTTCTCTTCCACCACCTATGAGTATCCCCGAATTGGAGGATCCGCGTAGATGGGATGCGTTTATATCTATATTTATGGTAGTCGCAACCGGTTTATTTTTACTTTTAGTTATGCGTAAACCGAAAATTATCGAGTAACCGCGAAGATTGGTTGCGATGGCTTTTGGACACGCGTGGAAACACGGGAGATACCAACATAGACCAAGATAGACAAGAGAGTCGTAAACAAGGCAGTGAGTGTGTAGTTCATGCCACCGTTCTTGTTGACCTTAACAACCTGGTTAACCAACCACCTGACCAAGTCCATCCAAGACAAAGCGGCGGCAAAGGAGAATCCCGCAACAATGGCGTTGAGGGATTGGGATTCGAGTTCGCGCGTGACGAGCGTAACAGTTTCGGCAGCGGTAGACATTTTTTATATACAGTATCCTGAGATTTTAATCTGGGAGTAAATCTTCTTCGACTAAAATTTCTTTATAATATTTTGGGTTTAAATACCCATTTAACATACCTACATTAACTGGTTCCGGTTCCTTTTCTGATTCCGAATCGGAATCGGAATCAGAATCAATTTCCGAATCGGAATCATCACATATCTTAAAATACTTAGATTTCTTCGTCCACCCCGTCGGACCCGATGTGTTCATTACTATCTATGGCATTTTTTAACATCCATTCTGACGGATTTTTTGGTTCCCATGTATTCCAACTGTCGTACGCCATATTCATTTTTACGAACTTATATTCTCTTCCTGAATATCGCGTAAAAGGAACATCTTCGTCTTCTTCAATTTCAATATCTTCCTCGTCTTCCGAAGATTCTTCTTCATATATTTCTGGAAAATGTGAACCCATTTTTTTACCAACTTCATTCATAGCACAATATTTCATGGCATATTCCATGTCTTCGGCGAGAATCATATCACGTCCACACGCTTTTGCGTATTCTGCTGCGAGTACCATAGACCGTTCGAGAACAGGCTGGATAATATTAATAGCAGATTCCTGTATTTGTTCCATTAAGTTTATATTCGCGTCTTTTTCTTGTTGATTCATTATAAGTTAAACAGTGTTTTAGCAATACCGTTTTCTACACGGAGTATGTTATAACTTAGGCCTAAAACTCTAAGTTCTCTTTGTGCATATATATCGGGTGTTATTTTCATTTTTACTATTTGATCTTTAATTAAACTAAAGTTTCTTTGACCTGTTGGGTACCACCGTTCTGGTTCAAGTGCAAAACTATATGAATAATATCGTCTGAACAATTGCGTTCGCGTGTGATGTATACCACTTTGTACTGCGCGTAAGTTAATAATACTACCCGTTTTTTCATCTAATATAACTGAGTCGTCGAGTATAAGTTCCAGACTTTTTAAGTGTTCATAATTTGTATAATCATTATTATACAATTGAAATACAGAATCATAATCAAAATTACTTACAAAATGACCATCTGTAACTTTTCTTAATCTTTGTACGATGAAAAAAAGTTCTTTTATAGGATTTTTAAATTGGAGTCTGTGAGTAACATCTATATAATTATCTAAAGTTGCATCTATTGGTATTATAGATTTACTTTCGTGTATTTGAGTTATAATGTAATCTGTTCTTTGATTACTTATCTTTTGTTTTTCTTCTTCGTCTAATGAAATCATTTCAGTGGTTAGTTTTATACTTTTTATGAGTCCTTTTGGAGACTCCCCGGTATAATAAGATTCTTGATCTGCTGTATGTTTACCGTATATACAGTCTTTTACATCTCTCAATTTTATGACTATCTCTACTTCTTGTTGCGTTATGGCACATAATGGTATCGCAAGTTCAGGAGTATTATAAAAGTAAAAAGGTATATCGATAAAATATTTGGTATCGGATGTTGCGTACCCAAGGTATCCCAATATAGAGTTATTTGTAACGGGTGTACCTGAAAATTCTAGGGGTGGTTTACCGATAAGTTTGTCTAAATTGTGTTGTTTCGTCTGCGTGACGTAGTTATCCGAATAAATTGCTAAGAAATCGCTTGGTACGCGTTGTATAACTTCACCACCTATAACGAGTTCGACATATTCAATCATGGCATGACCTATAGATTCTACGTAACCAAATCCGTCGTACCCAGATTTTAAATTTTGATCTATAGCACTTAATTCAACTTTCAAACTCACGGTTTTGAGAAGGTCGCCTTGGTCTTGAGGGATGGTACACTTTATGATGTTCCCGAACTCAATTTCACCATAAACATCTAAGTCTACAAAGAATGGTGCAAAGTTTGTGTGTTTTTGAAAATTCTTTATGAAATATGTATACTCTGGATTATCCGTGAAAAATGCGTCCTGTGGTCCGGATGTTTGTAACTGAACACGTCCAGCCATTACTAGTATAAGGTACTAAAATTTTAAACCCCCGAGACCGCTTTGAATATGTAACACGTTATAGTTTACTGCATATACGTATACTTTGTGTTCAAAATTAGTGTCCGGTGAATCGAGTTCAATTTCAATAAGATTATGAGCTATTCGACTCATATTTACCTGCCCTGTTGGATAATATGTTTCGGGCTTCATTGAAAAACTGTATACTCCAAAGTTGTTGTCGGTAACACCTGTATAGTATTTCAAAGGCTGTTCATAACTGAGCATTAAATTATCAGCATCTATTATTGTATTGTTGTTAAATTTCATGTTAACGTGTTTTATTGGATTAAGTTTATAAACGTCATCACTTACAGCCAAAAAGAACATTTCCTTGACAGGATTTTTAAAATTGAGCATACCCGCTTTTTTTGATTCACCCACTTTAAACTTAAACTGTGACATCTGGAGTTGTGTTATAACATATTCTATAGGACGTGTAAGTAAGAAATTCTTTTCATCTTCCGTGACAAAATAAAAATCTGTGACGAGTGATACCTTTTTAATTGACGATGAAATATCAGTAGGTGGATTTGATACAATATTGGTGTCTCTTGTGTAAGTTACAGTTACTTCATTCAACTTTTTAAACTTTATGTGTATTTCAACGAGTTGTTTTGTAAGTGCACAAACGGGTATAGCTAAACTTGGGTGTCTAAAAAAATAGAATGGTAAAAATATCGTGTAGTCCCAATCATACGAAACTGATATATAATTATTGTGTCCCGTTAAAAAATAGAGTGTTTGGTCTATATCGTCTTTATTGCTGTGTATTTGGTTATACATGTATATATAGTCACCCGTAATACGCTCTATGGTCTGACCACCTATTTGAAGATCAGCGTATTCTATTATTCTTGATCCTATAGATTTATTATACCTTACATTGTGTATGTTTATTTGACCACCCATATTAGAATGAACTTCACAGTAATAATATAAAGTCGATGGTGCATTATTAGGTACCGTAAAAGTAACAGTACCCTGTTCTGTACCCGAACCTGTAATACCATTGGTATAAGGTGTTTGAATAACACCACCATCTCTACCATCAGGAGTTTCTGAAAACCAAAATGGATGTCCAACTGTGTTTACGTTAAATGTATACGTAGAACCTTCGTAAAGTGTGAGTGTGTCTTGTTGAACACCATCTATATAATATTTAAGACCAGATTGGGTAACTTCGAACGTTTTATTTCCTGTAGTTGGTTCCGGTAAAGTAAATTTAAGCATCATACTCCGTATGAGGTCTCCTTTATTTTTGGGAAT